TAAAGGCGAAATAGAAGCGTGGTATTATCATCCTGATTGGGCGAATAAAAAACCAAGTGATGAATTAAAAAGAATACCTGCGTTTGGTTTTGGTGATAAAAAAGAAGTTGAACTTTATATTATAAGACCATATGTAAGCGGTTACCATTATTATACACCTATTGATTATTCTGGTGCGTTACCTTATGCAAAGTTAGAAGAAGAAATTTCAGACTATTTGATTAACGATGTAATGAATGGTTTTAGTGGTACTAAAGTTGTAAACTTTAATAACAATATACCACCTGAAGAAAAAAGAGAAGAAATTTCAGCAGATGTAAAACGTAAATTAACAGGTGCTAAAGGACAAAAGGTAATTGTGTCTTTTAATAGTAGTAAAGAAAATGCAACAGAAGTAACTGATATACCATTAAATGATGCACCGCAACATTACGAATATTTGGCTAAAGAATGTTTTGAAAAATTAGTTGTAGGGCATAGGGTAACAAGTCCAATGCTTTTAGGAGTTCGTGATTCAGGCGGTGGATTTTCAAACAATGCAGACGAAATAAAAACTGCTACTTTACTTTATGATAATTTAGTAATCAAACCTTATCAAATTGAAATTATTGAAGCGTTAGATACTATTTTATCGGTTAATAATATTAAGTTGAAATTATACTTTAAAACTATTCAACCTTTAGAGTTTACCGATTTAGAAAACGCACAAAATTCGGAACAAGTAGCAGAAGAAACAGGAACGCAACTTTCAGCACATACTTGCCCAAGTTTAGCAGATGCTTTAATTGACAAAGGCGAAGTTTTAAGTGATGAATGGCACTTAATAGATGAAAACGAAGTTGATTATGAACTTGAAGATGAATTAGATTCTGAAATTGAAAAGCTAAACAAGAAAAAGGAACAAAGTTTATTTTCTAAAATAGTAAATTTAGTAAGTACAGGTACTGCAAGACCAAGAACAAAATCTGAACAAGATGAAAATATTGATGGTGTTCAGTTTATAACTCGTTATGTTTATAGTGGCGATACAATAGGCGAAAGGGATTTTTGTAATAAAATGTTAAGTGCAGAAAAAGTATATCGTAAAGAGGATATTTTAGCTATGGATAATGTAGCCGTAAATGCTGGTTTTGGTAAAGGCGGTGCAGATACTTATTCTATATGGTTGTACAAAGGCGGTGCGAGATGTTCACATAAATGGCTTCGTAGAACTTATGCAAGTTTTGATACTAAAATAGACCCTACAAATCCAAATGCAAAACCTTTATCTATTGCAAAAGCCGAAAAATATGGTTATCGTTTAAGAAATCCAAAAGAGGTAGCTATGAAACCAAAAGATATGCCGTATAAAGGTTATACAGAGGAGTATTGGAATAAAAGAGGATTTAAAAACTAATTAAATTATGTACGCATTACTTATATCAACCGAAGATGTAAAGAAATTTACAATAGCAAATGGCAATTTAGATGCTGACGATTTCATCGAGTACATCAAAATTAGTCAAGACATTACAATTCAAAATTATTTAGGTTCGCAATTATACAAAAAGTTACAAGATTTGATTTTAAGCGACGAAATAAATAATAATGAGTTTGCAGATTATAGAAGTCTTTTAGTTACTTACATTAAACCTATGTTAGTGCATTGGGCGATGGTTTACTATTTACCTTTTGCAGCTTATACTTTAAGTAATAAAGGATTGTTTAAACATAGTTCTGAAAGTGCTACAAATGTAGATAAAGCAGAAGTAGATTATTTAGTTGAAAAGGAAAGGGATATTGCAGAAAGCTATACGCAAAGATTTATTGATTTTATGTGTTTTAACCAAACTACTTATCCTGAATATAATAGTAATTCAAATGAAGACGTAAATCCTGATACAAACAATTTTTATGGTGGCTGGCAGATATAATAAACCTAAAATAGAGAATTTTAAGAAGCTGAATTTATATTTAGCTAAAGTTGAACAATTAAAAAAAGTACAAAATGAGCGATTGGGGACAAGGAGCGAAAAATAATAATATAGGTTGGGGACAAGGTGCAGTTAACAATAATATCAGTTGGGGTTCTGTTCACGAGGATAGTTGGGCAGGTGATACTAATATTGTTGGTTTTGCTTATGATAGTGATTACCAAGCTATTTTAGACAGAGGTACTGATTTAGGTTTTACTTTACCAAGTGATGAAGAAAAATTAATACAAAATCAGTTAGTTATTGATTTGAAAAATGCAGGAGCGTGGACTAAAATAGATTGTTTTTATCTTTTTGCAACAAATTCAAATTCAAATTTTGCTCGTGTAGATTGGAAAAACTTTACACATACTGCAACTTTATTTAATGCTCCAATTTTTGTAAGTGGAAAAGGGTTTCAAGGTAATGGAAGTAGTGCCTATATAGATACAAATTTCAATCCTGTTACTGATGGAGTTAACTATGTTCAAAATAATGCAAGTCGTTATATTTTTATGGACACAGCAAGCGGTACAGGTGCTTTAGATGGTCGTAGTGCTGTTAACATAAACAACTCTTTAAGGGCAAGTTCTTCAAACCAAAGAATCAATCAAGGAACAACGGCTTTAATTGGTGGAGCATTTGATTTTAATTCAACTCGTGGAATGAAGTCTATACATCGTACAAGTTCTTTGAATGTTGAATTATTTAATGGAACAACGCAAGGAAGTAGAACTGCTTTATCTGCATCAATGACTTCATCAAATCAGTTAATATTGCGAAGTGGTTCAGGATATGGAGCGCACACAATATCTTTCTATATGAATGGTGCAAGTATGGTAGCTGAAAATACCGCAATAGTTAACGCTGTAAACACTTATTTAAACTCTTTATAATATGTTAGTATTAAAAGCAAATACAGAGCAATACAACGCTTTAAATTATTACGAAAATAACGGAAATATTTTAGAGTTTGTAAAAGATGGAAACGATAATTGGATAGTAGGAATGAATGTACTTACTGCGGAATGCTTTTATGATATATGGCACGAATTATCACAATTAGAAACTATTGAATACACCCCAACACAAGAATAAATGAAAACCTACCTAACCTACCTTATCGCTGGACTATTTTTATTTTTTACACCTATTTACGGACTGCTTATAGCGGTTGCTTTAGGTATTGCTTTAGATACCTTTACTGGTATATTTAAAAGCGTTAAACTAAACGGGTGGCGTTCTATTCGTTCGAGAAAATTATCGCATATAGTAAGCAAAATGTTATTATATCAAATCACTTTAATACTTCTTTTTGTAATTGATAAATTTTTGCTAAATGAATTTACACACGCACATTTTACTATTCAGTTTATGTTCACTAAATTAGTGGCAATTCTTTTGATTTTAATTGAATTAACAAGCATAAAAGAAAATATTGAAGAAGCATTAAAAGTTGACATTTTAAAATTACTAAAAGATATGCTAACAAGAGCAAAAGAAGTCAAAGACGATGTAAATAAAATAATATGAGAAATATAAAATACATAGTAATTCATTGCACCGCTTCTCAACCAACTGCTACAAAGCAAAGTATTTTAGACTATTGGAAAAATGTTTTAAAATGGAAATCAGTAGGTTATCATAGACTTATTGACGCAAATGGAATTATTCACGAATTAGCAAAATACGAACAAGTTACTAATGGCGTAAAAGGTTATAATAGTGAGTCAATTCATTTTAGTTATATTGGTGGCATAGACGAGAAAGGAAAACCAAAAGATACGAGAACACCAAAACAAAAAGAAAGTCTTTTATATTTGATAAAACAAGCTAAAAAACAATTTCCTAATGCTATTGTACAAGGTCATAAAGATTTTAAAGGCGTTGCAAAGGCTTGTCCGAGTTTTGAAGCGAAAAAAGAATATGCCAATTATTAAGTTAATTGGTTTTTTTTATTACTTTTGGTAAAACCTATTAATATAAAACTATGAAACCAAACAAAAACAGAAGATACAGACTAAACAATGTTGAGGTCAAAAGATTAGGTCTTGAATTCAATCTTCGGAATCGTTATAGACTTTCAAAAGAACAAGAAGTACAACTACTAAAACTTCGAGAACCACAACACCAAATTAGAAGATTATTTTTTGACATCGAAACAAGTCCAAATATTGTGTTTGCATGGCGTATCGGTTACAATTTAAGTCTACAACCTCACGATATAATCGAAGAACGGAAAATTATTTGTATTTCTTATAAGTGGGAAAGCGAAGATAAAATACATTCGTTAACGTGGGATTCTAATCAATGCGACAAACAAATGTTAATCGATTTTGTAAATGTTGCTAATACTGCTGATGAACTGATTGCTCACAATGGTGATAGATTTGATATTAAATGGATAAGAACACGTTGTATTTTTCACCGAGTGCCAATGTTTCCATCTTACAAAACTTTAGATACACTAAAAAAAGCTAAAAGTGGATTTAATTTCAACTCAAATAAATTAGATTACATCGCACAATTTTTAGGAGTAGGGGCAAAGGTTCAACATAGAGGTTTCGATATGTGGAAAGATGTATTAAAAGGCTCTAAAGAGGCAATGCAAGAAATGGTTGTGTACTGCGAGGGCGACATTATAGTTTTAGAAGATGTTTTTTTAACAATGCAAAATTATATCAAACCAAATACTCACGCTGGAGTATTAGGCGGAAACCTAAAATATAGTTGTAGTTGTTGCGGTTCTGAAAATGTAACTTTACTAAAAAACAATGTTACTCCTTTAGGAACTATTAAAAGGGTTATGCAATGTGATGACTGTGAAAGCACAAATGAAATAAGCAATTCTGCTTATATGAATTATTTAAAATTTAAAACAAATAATTTTATATGAAAATAGAAATCGAAGCACACGGGAAAAAGTATAGTTTTGAAAGTCAAAATGATGACTTAACAACAAGTGAAATAATTGAAATAATCACAAACTTATTAATTAGTGCGGGTTATTATTATAAAAATATTAAAGAATAATTATGGCTGATATAACAAAATGTTCAGGGTTTAATTGCCCATTAAAAGACAATTGCAAAAGGTATAAGGCAATAGATGGTGATTGGCAAAGTTACTTTACGGAAGTACCTTACAAAGATGGAAAATGTGAGCATTTTTTAGGTGATGAATCTAAAAGTACATTAAAGAAATTGCTTTTAGGTTGTTTAATTTTAACTTTGTTTTCTTGCGGAAGCATTAAAAAGTCGAGTGAAGAAACTGAAATTAAAAGCGAAACCGAAACCGATATAACAAAGTTTAGTAACTCGTTTACTTTGGAGCCTGTTGATTTGGATAAGCCTATTCTTTTAGGAAAGGACACGATTTACAACACAAGGGTAATTTATAACAACTCAAAAGAAACTATTAAGGAAAAGCAAAACATTGATTTTAAAGAAGAAAAAAAATCTAAAGAGGTTGATTATTCAGAAACTATTAAAATCGTCGCAAATCGTTTTATGTGGCTTGTGGGGATACTATTTGTTTTGTTTATTGTATTTAATTGGATAAAAAATAAAACCCCTCGAATATGAGGGGTTTAAAAATTAAATAATTGCTTTATAATTTAAAATGATTATAAACATAATCTAATAAGGCTTCATCTGATTTTAATGCAGCTTCTTTTAATTTTTCTCTTAACTTTTCTTTTTTAATATTTATTATTTCTTTAATAATAATAAACCATAATAAAAAAATTGAAGGTATTAAAACCAACACAAAAAGTATTATTGTAATTGTATTCATAACTTTTCTATTTCGTTTTTTACTTCTATATAAAATTTTTCAATAGCCCAATTATTCTCATCACAATTAGAGAAACCTAAATTCAAGTCTAATATCTCATCAACTGCTATTAATGCACATTGTTTACCCTCAACAACTCTACCATCATAAATTTGTAAATACTTATTTACCAACTCTTTTGCTTTTTCTTTTGGTGTCATAATTTTAAAGTTATAGGTTTAAATTAATTTTATTTTTTAAATTACCCAAATATCAAATGTATTTCTACTCCGTTAGCAGTTCCTTTCAATTCTTTTTTACCTAAAATCTTTGCGTAATTATACGCTGGTAATAATGGATTCTTTGACTTTACTTGTGCGTTAATTGTTTGAGGTGTTTCTCCTACAAGTTTAGCGAATTGATTTTTATTTTTCGCATTTTCTTTGATTAGCTTCTCTAATATGTTCATATCTTATTAATTTTTAGTTTACAATCTTTGCATCTGTAATATTTCTTTTTGTAGTTGTAAGTCCATCGATGTGAACAAAATATTTGTTTAAAAAATTCAATTATCTTCATTGTTATTTTGTTTAAATTCTTCTGACCAATCTATTATATATTGTTCTATTGTCATAGGATGCCAAGTTAATGCCACAAGGTGCGATTTAAACGCATCAAATAATTGCTCTAAAGATACATCTGAATTCTTAAACTCGGTGATGTATAACTGCTCTTTTGTTTCTGTTGTGATTTTCATAATTAAGTTTTGATTTCTGCAAATATATAAATAACTTTTTTAATAAAAAAATTTTTTATAAAGTTTTTTCGTAATACATTTGCAATATCAAAATCAAACAAATAGAAATTATGACAACATTTATTCATATTACAAATCAACAAGAATTAGATTTAAACTTGCAAGATTGTATTAAATTACAAAAACAAATTGAAAAAATTCAAAAAAAATTGAATAAAACTATTGAAGAATATAATAATAAAGCATTCTCGATTTCATTATGTACAGAAGAATATAAAAATATATTAAAAACAATAAAATAATAATCTATAAGAAAATCAGGGGTGCGACTGTAACGCACAATAATTATGAAAACAATTATCTTTTTATCAGTTGCAACTATCGGAATGAGTACCGATAATTTTTTAGTAATGAGTGGATCATTGCTAATTTGTGGAATATTAATCTTTAAAACTAAAAAATAATGAAAACTCTTTGGGAACGATTATCAGAAAGAAATCAATTTAAATTATTAAGCAACCAAATAACATTTCCTACTTTGTATGGTAGTATTATTTCAAACCTAAAAAATACTTACGGTTGGACTAATTTAAGCGTGTCTGATGCGCATCATTTAGTTCAAGACTTAACCAAATATGACAAAGATTTTATTACAATTTTAGACGAACTTTTTAACAACAATTAATTATGAAAAAATTTAGAGTTTATTTCTGGAAAGAAACAGGAGACGAGTGCATCGACAGGGAAGTTGAAATGATGGCTTACAATTTTGATGAATGTTACAAAGCATTCAGGGAAGCATTTAGATTAGTAAAAATTAGAGAAATTAAAGAAATATGAAACTAACAATAGAAGTAATTAACGGAAAATGGACAGTTAACGGAAAAATATTAAGCGAGTTAACACCAAATGAAAAAAACGCATTAGACCAATTTATTAAATCATACGAATAATTATGACATATTTAGATGAAACTTTAGACACACCAAAACACTACGATAATAGCAAGGGAACGCTTTACAAAGTAGCAACAGAAAGAAATTGGAATCCATATCTTTTTGATATTGTAAAAAGATTAGAAAGAGCCGAAAAAAAAGGCGAATTTAAAACAGATTTGGAAAAAAGTATTAATGTTATTAAATTATGGTTACAAGAAAATGGAAAGAAATAAGGAAACACACAACGCATTGGAACTACTTTTAACTGCACAATTATTTTTAGATATATTTGATAATTATAATTTAACAGGACTTGAAAAGAAGTATGGTAATATGTTTCACAATGCACTTGAAATTAAAACAATTAAGCATTATAACGAGGTATACAGAAATGATGCTGAATTTGCTCTTAATAGTTTAAATATTAAACAAAGAATGATTACTCAAATAGCAGAATTAAACGAAGCAGATGCGATTCTTTTAAGCGAGTTCATTAAAAAGTTTATTGATAACATCGAAATAGCGAGAAAAAAAGGAGTAGTTTTTTTTGATAAAATTATTTAATTATGAAACTAATAGATAAAATACAAAAAGCACATAGCAACAAGCTAACTGATTATTCAAGAGTTTACACACCTACTGCTGAAATCATAGAAAAAATAGCTGATGATTACGCTATTGAGTTTGCTAGGTTTTACAAAATGGCTAATAACAATGAATATCATTTATATCCAAATGCAAGTATAGAAGAACATTTAGAAATCTATAAAAAACAAAAAGGATTATGAAGTACATTTTAATATGGATTTCTTACGAAATTTTAAGGTCAAAAATAATTTGGCTATGGTATTACCTAATAAAAGAAAAATAAAAATGACACCACACGAAATAAAAGAATTTTACGGAATAGACATAACAACAAATAAACGTGATAAATTATTTATTTATTTAAGAGCCATCTATACAAAAGAAAATATTGAAAACATGAATATTATAAAAATAGCTGAAAATCTTAAAAAAGATAGGACAACTGTTTTCTACATTTTAAGGACTTACAACAATTATAAAAATGATGTTTATTTTAAAATGATTTTAGAATGTTACCAAAAAAGGGATAAATCATTACTTAAAAAATCAAAAGAGTTTTTATTTTTAAAAGTTAAAGAAAAAAACGACTTTGATGCTTTAAGAATCAAGGTAAAAACATTATCAAAGCCTAATCTTGTAACGATTAGAAAAAACAAAACAGACGAAATAAAATCAAAAATTAAAAGACCGCACATTTTAGAAGTAGCTAAAAATTTAAGAAACAAAAATATATATTTAAACGATAAGGTTTACAAAAACTGGACTAACGAAGATTTTAAAATTTATGAGCAAATTATCCAAGCGTAAAAGTATAGTAATGGTAGGTAAAAGAATACCGACCGCTTACGAAATCCAAAAAGATAACAGATTAAAAGCTATTGAAGTGGCAAATAATACAGACCAAAAACTAAAAGAAGTAATTAAATACGATTTAAAGAATTAATAATGTTTCATAACGAACTATACCCAACACCAATTGAAGTTTTAGAAATAATGCAATTGGATTGTAATAACAAAATAATATTAGAACCACACGCAGGATTTGGTAACATAGTTGATTATTGCAAAAATAACGGAGCTAAAGAAGTAATAGCAATCGAAATAAACGAAAGATGCCGTGAAATATTAAAGCCTAAATGCCAAATTATAGGGAATGATTTTTTTGAATGTAAACCAGAACAAATTAGTCATATTAATGCTATTTACATGAACCCACCTTTCTCAAACGCAGATAAACATATACTTCATGCGTGGCAAATTGCTCCGGAAGGTTGTGAAATTGTGAGTTTATGTAATTTTCAAACTATTGAAAGAATGGCAAATATGCCACGTTTAAAAAATATAGTTACACAATACGGTAATAGTGAAAATTTAGGTGATTGCTTTTCAGATGCGGAAAGAAAAACAGGAATTGACATTGGTATTATAAGACTTTACAAGCCAATTGTTTCAGATAGTTTTGAGTTTGAAGGCTTTTTTATGGATGAGGAGGAGGAGCAAGAACAAGTTGAAGGAATAATGCAACATAATGAAGTAAGAGCCTTAGTAAATAGATATGTTTATATTATGAAGTCTTTTGATAATTTAAAAGAAGTTATAGATAATATGAATCGAATCACAAAAGATATTGGATTGAGTGAAATTAAAATGGAAATTGGATACAAAAACTCAATATCTGATAAACAAAGCTTTTCTAAAATTATACAAAAACAATCATGGGAGCATATTTTTAATAAATTAAACATGGAAAAGTATGTTACTTCTGGAGTAATGAAGGATATAAATAAATTTATAGAAACTCAAACAAGAGTACCTTTTACAATGAAAAATATTTATAAAATGTTAGAAATAATTGTAGGTACAAGACACGAAACTTTCAACAGAGCCTTAGAAGAATCGATTGATAATTTTACAAGACATACGCACGAAAATAGATTTGGAGTTGAAGGTTGGAAAACTAACAGCGGTTATATGCTTAACAAGAAATTTATAATTGAAGGAATAATGGAAACTCAATCTTATATGGGATTTAATATAAGATACGAATCGTATGGAAGTAAAAAAATAGATGACCTTGTAAAAGTGTTATGCAACTTGACAGCAACTAATTATAGCAATATAGGTCCATTGTATAGAATGAATTATAATAAAAACACACACGAAAAGTATTTTACAATAGAACCTAACACATGGTATGATTGGAATTTTTTTGATGTTAAGTTTTTTAAAAAAGGAACTATGCACTTAAAATTTAAAGATTTAAACGATTGGTATCTTTTAAACAAAGCATATGGAGAGTTGAAAGGATTTACATTAACTGATAATTACAAATAAAATGAAACAATCACCATTACAAAGAATAAAAAGAGTAATTAACTTCTACTATAAAAGAGGTTGCAATAAAGAATCGGTAAATTCACTATATTTTAAAATATTAAAAAATAAATTGAATTAATAAAAAAATATTTTATATCTTTGACAAAATTTAAAACTTTAAAATTATGGGAGCAACAAAAAATTTATTAATGCTAATGCAAGAACAGGAAGTTAACACTAACAACTTTCTTCCAAGCAAAAAAGAATTACAACTTTCTGCAAAGAAATTTACTACTGACTTATTAGATAGTGGTGAAATGGATAAAATGGAACTATTTGCCCAGGCGGTTAGAGTGAATGAGGTTTTATCAATCGTAA